ACAGTTTTCAGAAGTTCAGTTGTGGTATATGCCCACTCTCCGCAGAGAGCAGGATCAGGGATGGAGACGAACCAGCCGCTGCCATCCTTTTTGACGCGGATGTATGGACAAACGTTGGTAATCTTTTTTGACTCGGCGTAGGGTTCCCAATGCGCCATGACTTCTTTGACCTGTTCCATCAGTTGTGCTGGAGTGTAGGCGTCATAGAAAAAGCTCACGCCCAGTTTGTCAGCATTCAGGTGCCAGGCCATGCCGCCATTGCCAGAGCGTTCAGTGATGGTGAGGATTGGGCAGGTGGCGGCCAGTGCAAGCGCTTCATCAAGAATGTCTTGCTGACGCTTCTCTTCGGCCTCTGCTTTTGCCTGTTGGTCTGCGCGATGGGCCATCCAGGCAGTACATAAGGCATCGGTTTCCTCATCAGTGAGGCTAAAGCGTCTGGATTTTCCTCTGTTGGCCATCTGAGCCAGCTCTACCTCGTTATTGGAAAAGCAGGCCGTGGTTTGCCGAACAGAGATGTCGTAGTCCGGGTGATATTCCGCACTGAGCTGGACAATTTTTGCATACTCATTGCGATACAGAATTGTAGTTTCGGTCATTGTCTCTCCTTCTTTGTGTTTGGATGAACTATTTGATATAGCAATACTACTTCATATACAGCAAATTGTCAATAGACTACACAGTACTTGACAAGATACAGCAAAATGCAGTAGAATAGAAAGGTACCGGGCTGGTCTGGTAGACAAGTGGTAACGCGGGCCCGTGCTATAGCACGCTCAATAAGTGGATCGTGGTGGAGATTTCGCAGGGTGAATGGTGGTATTGAGCGTGCATTCTGGTTTTATATTCGCAATCTTCTCAAAAATATGTTGCAAAGGGTACACTCTCTGTACCCTTTACCAGTCTCTCATTTCTTAGGAGAAAATACCTATGCCGTCCACTCTGATCACACGCACTCATCCGCTCTTTCTGGTCTCTCTTCCTATTCTTCCGCCTGGGATAAACAGAACCTATATGCCCGCCACCAGTGAGCCTGGTTTGAAGCATACCAAGGCTGCACAGCAATTTAAAAAAGATGTTGCGCTCCTTCTGAGTCAGTGGAGCGTCTATAATCAACCGCTCATTGAGACATTGAAACACAATAAACGAAGAAGGAGAAAAACACCGCTTGCGGTTTCTATTGATTTTTACTTGTTGTATTTGTGGACACGTGATGTGGATGGAGGGATAAAAGCGGTGCTTGACGAAACATTTCACTATATTGGTTTAGATGATCGTCTGGTGGTTGACTTGCATGTCACGAAAGCGCTTGACAAGGAGAATCCGCGTACGGTTGTGTCTATTTGCTGCCTGGTACAACCAGAATAAAGGAGCGCGCAACATGGTAGCAACACTTCCTCCGACCAATGGCGCAGTAAATCCTGCGGCAGTGCGCGACTATTTACTGGCCATGAAAGCAGGCCAGAAGCCTGATATTCGGCCTGACATTGGTCCGCAGTGGTCATCTCTCGTGGATATTGTTGAGCGCCAATATCTCAAGTCTGGCGGCAATGTGGAGGTGATGGAGCGTATCTTTGTGGACCAGGGCAAGATGAATCCAGCCTTGATGGAACTGCTTACGCCGCTTTCTACGCTGGCAAGAGCAGAGGATGATGAGGGAGGATTTCCTGAGCTGCCGAAGTCTGCCTATCTCCCATCGCAACTTGCTCGTGGTGCCAGTCCCTGGTTGGATGATTTCTATATCCCATTCAGCAAGAAATGGAGCCCAAGAGGGTATGAGGGCTATCACGAATGCGTGGGGATTAGTCTGCTCTCAGCCGTGGCTGGGCATCGTGTTTCCTATGCGTATGGCCAGATGGAGTATACCCCGCTTTATATTGCGATGGTGGGCTTTACGACCCTCTTCAAGAAGACGACCACCGCCCGGTTGTACTACGGTCTGCTGCATGCCGCTGGCCTGGACTGGATGCTGGGCGCCAATATCACGACCCCTCAGAAGCTGCTCAGTGATATGGCGGGCAAGACGATACCCGGCAACTATGATGATTTGCAAGAGGAGGAACAAGCGCGCGTCAAAAAGCGACTGGCGATGTGCGGCCAGCGCGGCTGGTACTACGACGAATTTGGCCTGCACCTGGACCAGATGGTGAAAGAGAGCGGCGTGATGGGTGACTTCAAGGGGCTCCTCCGCTTATTAGACGATTGTGTGCCCGTATTTGAAAATGCCACCCAGTCCAGAGGCTTAGAGCGTATTGAAAACCCCTACGTCTCGCTACTGGCCAGCATGACGCCTGCAGATATTCGCCCGCATGCCCAGAAGGATAGCAAGTTCTGGAAAGATGGCCTGTTTGCGCGTTTCTCCTTTGTGTGCCCGCCCAAAGGAGCAAAGAGCAGTCGTGAGCGCTTCCCAGATGGCAAAATTGTCTATCCAGACGAGCTGGTGCGGCCCCTTCGTCGCTGGCATGAGTGGCTGGGCACGCCAGAAATTGATATAGAAGCCATCACCAACAAATCAGGTGGCGTCACCGGGCACCGCATTGTGCCTGTCAAGCCACTGGTTGAGCGTGAATGTACAGCGACAGAAGAGGTCAAAACAGCCATCAACACCTATGAGGATGCGTTGCTGGATATCGTCGAACAGGAGCGTATTCCCGACTCCATGCACGGCAGCTATGGACGTATGCATAAAGTGGCGCTTCGCATTGCGATGCTGCTGGCCTCATTCGAGAATAGAGGACACATTGAACTGCGGCATTGGGCGCGCGCGCAGCAGTTCGCAGAAGCGCGCCGCCGGGATCTCCACGAACTGTACAGCCAGGTCAATAGCCCTGAGCAGGTCAGAACATTGGAAGAGGATGTGCTCGACTATCTGACCTCAATGCCTGGGCGAAAGGTGGTCGCCAGCGAGATCAGGCAGTTTGGGCCTGCAAAGCTACGCAAAACACCTTCTGCGGCCCTCAACAAATCATTAGAAGTCCTGGAGAAAGCCGGGAGCCTGGATAAAGAACGGATTGAAGGAAAAACCGCCTGTCGGTATTTCGTTCCAATCCCCTTGCAAGGGTGAAGGAAGAGAGCAGTATTGTTTCTAGCGTTTCTAGCGCCTAGCATTTCTAGCAAGACCCGTAAAATACGCTCAAAGTCCTGCTAGAAATGAAATCCGAAGAGCCTTCTTTAAAAGAATATAAAAAATAATAATACTGATTCTTATAAAGAAGACTCTTTACCACCCCTGCAAGGGAGAATAGAACAGATCTTCTTTCTAGCAAGGTTTCGAGCTTATTTTGAGACGTTTGCAAGAAAGCTAGGATGCTAGAAATGCTAGAAACCATTTTGAAGAAAGGCAATTCTATGAAAACGTATCGTCAGATTCTTGGTAAGGATATCTGTGCACCGCTTACTTTGAGTGATGCGCAACGTGAGCAATGGCTACTGGCGCCTTTGGGAAGCAAAATACGCGAAAAGTTTGAACGTTGGTGTGAAAAGCAACAAGTACCATGTTTGATGGCAACATTAGAGCCAAGTTCTAGTGGTGATGATTTTTATGTACAGGCCATTGCTTTGCCTGAGCGAGACGCTTTGTTTGAGGAGCAAAAAGAACTGGGTGATTTTGGAAGGATGGGCGTTTTTGGGCTTACTGATTGGGATGCCAAATTAACACCAGAGAGAATTGAATATACAGCGTTTCCAGTTGGAGTGGCTATTCAGTATATTAATGATCTCGTTCAAATTTTAGAGCATTACGTCATTAAGAGGGAAGCCGCCCGTCAGGGGTATGTAGAGTGCATGGTAGTGTATCGAACAGTATCTAAAGAAGAGAAAATGGCATGAATGGAAATATCAGAAACTTGAAGCCAGCCGCCGCGCGGCTCTTGTTGGCGATCCTGGCCTCGCAGGGACAAGGAAGTTTTGATGAAGTGGTGGTTCATTCAGGGATATCGGAGTGCTCTACATTGACGCAGGCGAAAGAGCAGTTACGCGATCTGGGTTTTATCATCGATGATGAGCAGGGCGAGCGCGCAACGTTGGATGTGATGGAGTAAATCAGATGAAATACATTGTGAATGTCTCTGGTGGTCTCACTTCATTCTGGGCGCTGAAGCTTACCATCGACAGACATGGCAAAGAAAACACGCATCCTGTGTTTGCAGATACGCAAACAGAAGAACCAGACCTCTATCGCTTTCTGGCAGATCAGGAGCGCTACTTTGGGATGATCTTTCATCGGGCTATTGAAGGTCGTACTCCCTGGCAGGTGATGAAGGATGAGGGCTATATCACCATGCATTATCCAGGTGGGGCGGTAGCGCCATGCAGCCGTATTCTCAAGCGCGAGATCATCGATAGTCAGATATCATCTCTCTATGAGCCTGGGACCTATACGCGTGTGTTTGGGTATGAGTGGAGCGAAGTAGACCGTATGGAGACGTTGAAAGCATCAATCGCGCCACAGCCTGCATGGTTTCCTCTGAGTGAGCCTCCGTATGTTGATAAATGCCATATCTCCAATTTTCTTGAGTCTATTGGTATTGCAGTCCCACAAGCTTACAAAGATGGCTTTGAACACGATAACTGTGGAGGTGAATGTGTCAAGGCCGGGCAGGCCCACTGGGCACATCTCTACTACACGCGACCAGAGCGCTATCTCCATGCGGAAGGCCAGGAAGAGGAGATACGCCAGCACCTGGGTAAAGACATCTCCATTCTGAAGGATCGTCGAGGTGGCACGGTTAAGCCGATGACGCTCAAGGCGTTCCGGGAACGCCTTGAGCGTGGCGATACGGATTATGACAGGAACGATTGGGGAGGTTGTGGGTGTTTTGCTCCCATTGCCCAAAAAAGAATGGAGGATATGCTTCTTATCACGGATGTCAAGCGTATATCTCGTAGCCGTCAATCGAAACACAGGCAGAAACAACCTGAAGATAGTACGTCTAGACTTCCTGTTGAGATAGTTACACAGTCCTTGTGGGAAGGAGAGTCAGCGTGAATAGCATAGACCTCGTGAGCCTGGTTGAGCAAAAAAGTGGTATCCGTCTGGTACGTAAAGCAACCACAGATAGTGGAGAGTACTGGGGCTTTTGTCCCTTCTGTAAAGCAGGTGACAACCGCTTTCACGTCTGGCCCAATTCGGGCCGCCCTCATTGGTGGTGTCGCGTCTGCCTGACATCAGGCGATGCGGTGCAGTTTCTCAGAGCTTATTGCGGCCTTTCCTACTTTGACGCCTGTGCAGAGCTAGGCATCGACCCGGATCTGACAGGATACACGCCAGGGCCCGTACAGCAGTCCAGTGATACGCCGCCGCCAGCACAGTGGCAGGCGACAGCGAAGACCTTCGTAGAGCGCGCTGAGCGCTTTCTCTGGCATCCTAAGAGCCAGGAAGGCCAGCAGGCTCTGGTGTACTTACGTGGGCGCGGTCTGAGCGATGAGACGATCAGGCGGGCACGTCTGGGCTACTGCCCGCTGGGCCAGGATGGCCGCTGGTACAGCGATACATTCGAGCATTGGGGCTTAGATCCTGAGCAGCTCTCAGAGAGTCAGCGTGAGAAGGGCTGTGTTCGTATCCCGAACGGCATTGTGATCCCGTGGTGCGAGGGTGACAGGATCTGGAAATTAGCTATAAAGCGCCCAGATGAAAAGATGGATTATGGGCAGGTGATGGGGAGCTGCGAAGGCCTCTATGGCGTCGATACGGTGGAATATGGAAAGCCTGTCATGATGGTCGAGGGCGAATTTGACTGTCTCTCAGTTCTGCAGGAGGCGGGCGACCTGGTAGGGGTAGTGGCTACTGGTTCAACGACCCGGGCGCGGTGTGGTCGCTGGGTGGGCGAGCTGGGTAGTGCGCGGTATGTCCTGCAAAGCTACGACGATGATAGCGCAGGCGATGACGGTGCGGCCTACTGGCAGGCCGCCTTGTCTCACTGTATGCGCTGGGCACCCTGGAATGATCGCTGGGAGGCAAGTCCGCGCTTCAAAGATCCCAATGATATCTTGCGTTCACAGGACGCGTTCAAAGCGTTCACTGACACAACGCTGCGTGGGTGGATTGAGCAGGGCATGTGGGCAGCGGAACTGGAGCCGCTCTATGATCCTCCTATCACCCTTGCAAGGGAGACTGAGCCATTAGTACCGGTGGTAAAACCAGATTATAGCCGCCATATCCAGGCACAAGAACAGTTTGAGCGACTGTGCATCTCAGAGCGGGTGAACACGCCAGAGGGCCCTGGCAGGATCTGGGAGATGGCGCAACTCAGAGAGCACATTGAGCGTGGACGTGTCCGCGTCACGCTCGATAGCAGGCTTGGTGATGGTCCTCCGGGTGCGACCGAACTGTTTGCGCCAGAGGTTCTTGAGCCGGTAGTGGCAGAAGAACTGTTAGATCTTAGTTTCTAGTTCCTCTGCAGATTCTCATCTATTCGTCTTGACACACACGTTTGTATGAGTATACTATACATAACGGTTGCTCAATATGAAGCAAAATTGAGCAATATAGCGATAATGAGAACAGAGGGGAATTGAACATGACAGAGAATCCGCCAGAAAATGGAACAACATTGGAGGAATTGATGGGTCAGGTTGTGGATATCAATGGAGAAAGAGCGCTCAATATGAAGAATGCGGCACTCTACCTGGGGATGTCGTACGCAAATTTGCAAAATGTGTTGAATAAGAACCGGCACATTCACCGCTGGAAGCCAGCCTATGGAGGGCGAGATTCGTATCTGCTGCTCAAGGATCTTGACTCCTTGAAGGGTTGGAGACGGGTTGAGCATGACGAAGAGTAAGCTGTGCAGTTGCATTTAAAGCAACGATTTGGTATCACAAATGAAACGCTCCTACTTATCCGTAGGAGCGTTGTTTTGTATTGGTCGTAGTCGCGTTTCTGGCACCATTCGTACAATGTGCAGGCCGCTTTTGTTGCGCGGTGAGACAATTGCGTGATAGTAGAGTAATTTGTCTTCTTTGCCGCGCCCGATCGGGCCGACAACGCGCACCCGCCAGTAGGTGCGCTGCTTGCCGGTCCCGACACGTAATACCAAATCCTGGTAATCAGTGATCCAAAAGATTGCTCAGTTTATTTAGAAAAACTGAGCAATAACGCTGTTGTTTATATATTGGAGTTGCGTTCCTCTGCTTCAGCAATCTGCCTGTGTAGTTTTGTGATGCATTTTTCAATGTACGGTAGTTGCTCAATATCACACGTCTGTGCCAACTTCTCATATTGTGCTAGATGGCGTTGTCGATCACGTTGTACTTGTTCACGTTGCTCCGCCTTTCGCCTTGTATGATACTCCTGCACAATAGCTTGTGCGTCTGGCTCTGACATCTCATTGAGCTGCTCAATTAACCAGATATAACGCCTGCTCTTGTGGGTCTGTGACTCTGCTGCCAGTCCGGGCCAGCGTGCCTCAACCTGCTCATTGAGCCAGATACACAATCCACTGCCGACTGGCTGCCCGTTGTTATTTGGTAAGTGCCGCTGCTCGTCGTAGTGACCATGTTTTGTTCTCATCGCAGCTCCTCGACTTCGCGGCGCAACACTAAACGATAGCGAGTATCGTCGGGATCAGGCCACGCGCCAAGGCGATTTTTTGCTATGTAGTTGCTCACATTGTTCGTTGAGCAACCTAATATTTGAGCCGCTTCGCTCACGCTAATAAGCACGCCAGCCGCTTTTAGACATCGGCGCGTTCTTATTAAATTTTCCTTTCCCGCTTCTGGATCTGGCCCCTCATCGTATGATGAGGCGAAGCGGTATTCTTCATGATCTGGGTCTGCTGGAATAGTTACGGGTTTCTTATCACGAAGACTCTCAACAGTGGGCGTATCCCAGCGCTTCTGTATCCACCCACATTTTAGACAATACATATGTGAGTATGGATGTTCCATTCCATTATCTGGGTATCCTTCCCATATTTCCCCATTGCAATTGTTGAGAGGATGAAGCAATGGCACTTCGTTTGGAGGTTCAGGGACAGAGGCTATGCTTTTTTCGCTATATCCAGCTTCAATTAGCCTTGCACGATCTCTCTGGTAGCGTGTTTGCCATAGCCCTCCGGCATCTTCATAAAGACGTAGGATCAGATAAAGCTCTTTACGAGCGGCTACGAAATCTTCGCGCTCACGTGGAACTTCGAGAACTATGATCGTTTTCCACATACGCTCCTGCTCGTCTTCCCAGTCTAAAATCTCATCATACTCATTTGGCGGAAACATATCGGTTTGTGTAAGAGGGCGTATTTTTGTTTTATGCTCAACTGGCTGATGCTTCTGTTGCCATTCGTCAATAAGTGGCATCGTACCGCTTTGCGGCTTCTGTACATGTGCATCTGATACGTGTTGTGGAAAATCTGTAACTCTTTTCATTGATCCCTACTTTCTTTTAGCTCATACGCTTTCAACGTAATTACGTTGTCAAAGAAAGTATATCGCAACGTAATTACGTTGTCAAGAGGGTGCCAATTGCGGCCACCAATGATAGTTCGCGATAGTACGAATGTTTGCTGGCTCATCCTGGCACGTTCGCCAGGGTGTTTTTGTGTCTGTTTATACCCCTACTTCGCTCTCCATGCTATCAAACAGCGTAGCCTGTGTTTTGCTTCTGGTGATACGTTCCAGGTTTTTGCACGCGGCCTGGAAGTAGGACTCTTTTAGCTCTATCCCAATGAACTTCCGGTTATTTTTGAGCGCTTCATAGCCCTCGCTGCCGATGCCCGCGAAGGGGGAAAGTACCGTCTCGCCGGGATTGGTCCACAGGTGTAGGGCGCGCTCGATCACGTCCAGTTGCAAAGGGCAAATGTGTTTTTCATCCTGACTTTCGCGCGCCTGCTCTATGTTCAAAACGTTGGTCTGGCGAATATCAAACCAGACTGGAGAGGCGTACCGCTGCCAGACTTCCAGTGGAAAGTCCTTCGTGGTGTGGGTGACTGGCTGAATAGCTACCTCTTCCTCCTCTGTCTTTGGCCATTTACGGAACATCAGCAGGTAGTCAGGTAGGCCCTGGCGTGAGAACGTACTGTCAGCACGCAACTGTTTGTAGAGCAGGCCGTGCGCTTTGGTACGTTGCATTTCGATCACCGGGTCTTTCCAGATCGTGACTTTGGAGTGATATTGCCAGCCAGCCGCGCTGAAATGTTTGATGATCTCACCGGAGAAGTCACGGATACCGGCCGCCCCGTCACGCCCTTTGTAGTTCACCAGATCTTTACAGTGAACCGCGCACAGTCGGCCTGGTTTGCTCACCCGTAACAGCTCGGGGATGAGGAAGTCAAAATGCTGAAAGAACTCGTCGTCGTTGGCCGCATTGCCACAATCCCGTTCACTCTCTGAATAGATATAAAGCGAGCTGAAGGGCGGACTAAAGATGCTGAAATGAATAGAGGCGTCAGGGAGTCCCTTTACCACTTCAACGCAATCGCCCTGGTAGAGGGCCCAGTCTTTTCCAAATTTTTGTCCTAAAACGTTCATGCGACCTCCTGAAGCCAGAGTGGAAGAATCATTGGAATGTGTGGATTATAGGTACTGAGATGCAAGTCCTCTTGCAGCGCAAGACGGGATGTGCTGGCGTTCATGGCCTCGCTCATTTGCAGGTGTGCGTGTATTTTTCGCTCCAGTGCGGCCACCAGTGGCGATTCGGTTTCCGCTGCGACAATGACGCATTCGACGGGGTGCTGCTGCCCAAAGCGATAGAGGCGCCGCACGGCTTGATAGAAGTCCTCAAAGGAGTAGGAGAGCCCGACGAAGGCCGTGTGGTGGCAATGTTGCCAGTTCAAGCCATAGCCCGCTATCCCCGGTTTTGTGATGATCACACGGGCCTGTCCGTTCGTGAAGGCGGTCAACTTGCGCTCTTTATCTGCGATACTGTCAGATCCACGCACTTCTATGGCATCAGGGATGCGTCTTACCAGTTCATCGGCCTCATAGTTGGTGTTGCACCATACGGCCCACGTTTCATCATTTTTATTCACCAGATCTGCCACAGCTTGTGCGCGATCGGCGGCCGTTAGTTTCATCTCGCGATGGAGGTTTGTGGCACTCATCGTTGGTGCGCGAAAGAGCAGTCCCGTTTCAACGCCTATGGTGACATCTGTTGAGACAGAGCAGCGTTGGATTTCAAGGTCAGGTAACACAAACCCGTTATCAGAGTATCCGATGTCGGACGGTTTTCTGAGTGAGATGGCCCAGGAGGCGACCCATTCCCAGAAGTCTTTGACTGCAT